CTGATGTGACAACATCGGTGTATTGCTCCAGCGCCTCCAGCGCCTGCTGCATTAGTTCTCTGTCAGTCATGATGTATATCCATCCTTAACAACTTTGTGCAGTGCCTCAGTCAGCGCACCGATTAGTTGCAACCTGTCTTGTGTCGGGCTGCTCTTGATCTTGAACTGACCACGATCTTTCCAAAACAGCACAACGATTGCCGTATCTGGGTTTTCGTCGATAGCTTCATAGAGTATTTCCGCTGCGGCCTCTTTGTACTTGTCTGTAATTGCTACTGGCTGTAGTTTGCTCATCTCTCTAACCTCCCGTTTGGGTTTCCATCTCCGTCCACGCTCATCCCCTCCGCTGGAACTTCGTAAGTTGACCACCTGTGCTCGCAGTTAGAACAGTCTCGTAGTCGCCACTTCCACCCATATCGAGTGTCTCGGCGGGACTCCTTGACCTTGCTATCCCAAGATCCGCATACAGGACACAGGCTCATTTCTTCTTCCGGTTGTCGTTGATAACTACGGGAAACCGAGCGCCAAACCCGTCAAACGTCAGCCGGTCTAACCTAGCTGCCATCGTCCTGCGGATCACCTGCTTCCCGTTCCACTTGAACCGATAGCCAGCAAGGTGGTACTCCGTTATTTCCTTGAGATCGGCTATCAGCGCATCGACTATTCTCTGCTCGTCTGTCATTTTTGTGTATTGGGGTAATCCCTAATTGTTTCGATGAACACTCCATGATGAAACGCTGTCAACACTTGCTGACCCTTAAATTTATTGGAAAGGTTGTCTGCAATATCTTCGTGATACCAGTTATCGTAACCACTGATGGCATCAATTAGCGTTTCGACTTGAATTGTTTTCCGTACAGTAATTGTCAATGTGTATTCGACTCTCACTCCGTTGTTAGGACAGTTAGCAAAGAACTTGACGGTGTATTTGTTCATAACAATGCCTGTTGTGGTGTTTGCTTCCACGTTGTTGGTGGGTTTTCTGCGTCTATACGTTTTGCCATGCAGTGAACACAGACTGACTTTGACTTGTGATTGACAGCAACGTTAGTAGAGTCTGCGCTAGATAAAGGCCAATCCGCTAAGCCTTGACCAAGCATTCGCAACCCATGCGTCCACGGAAGCCTTGCGTGTTGTCTTGCCAGCAGGTTAAACACTTCATCCATCCTTGCTGACCATGACGGAGACCCAACCTGCCAATACTGCCCAGCTGACCACAAGCCTAAATGCCAGACTGGAATGCCGAACTGTTTACCAAACGGCCAGGACTTAACCATATCCCGTTGTTGCTCCACCGACCCGTCGATGACATCAGGAACGACAGCCCAATGCGGATGACCAAGGATAGGCTCCAACCATTCGTAAAACCCATCCCGATTGAACGGAACTCCGAGTGTTTTTGCTGAGAAGGCACCGTTGTCAAGCATGACGCTTTGCCCTATACGGAGACAGGTCTTAAGGTTGTCTGGCCGGAAGAACGACACGCAGAAGTGTTCACCTTTTAAGGCTTCCAATGACTTGTTTGGAGTGATTGGGGTGCCGTGATAGTGAATCATCTGCCCAACCTAGCCTTTATCGCCGCCAGCGCAGACCGACCTACTATTCTCTGCTCGTCTGTCATGACTTGGTATTGGGGGAAACCCTAACCTGGAATTGAACGTCTGACTTAAAGTAGTCGTTGAACTCTTTTCTCACTTTTGGAAGGACAGCAACTAACGGCTTAATTGGCACCTCTAAAAATAACCAATTTTGTCCAGTTTTGATTATTTTTGCCTCATCCTTGAATACTTTTATTAGACCGGCAGCTTCGTGAAATTCTTTGAAGATAGCCCAGTTGTAATAAACAACCAGTGCTTTTTCTGCCTCTTTCTTCATTCCTTCTAAATCATCAATCCAGTCCGTTAGTAACCGCACTTTTTCTAATGGGTTTGCATTCAGGTTATCAACTACTTTGTTGATTGACTCACACAGCTTGTAACTTAACTTCATTTGTCTTTCCTCAAAAATTGTTTCATTTGCGCTAATGCTGCTCTACCGACATCCGTCTGAACCTTTGGGGCTGGCAGTGCTGTGACCTGCCTGTGTTCCACCCTGTCGAAGTCTCGATACATCCGCACGAACTCAGCAAGGCTAGGGGGCCATTGCCGGTCCAGTGTCGGAAGGGTGTGCAGAATGCGCTTGATGATGTCTGGATTGGCTGACTCCAAGAAGATCTGCCAAGACTGGTTTGCAGCCATGATCGCGTTGTCGTCGTCCAGATACATGGCTTTCACCTTCTGCGCCCCGTACAGAGTCGCAAGGTGCGTCATCATCCGCTCAGCTAGAGGATAGGCGTCTGGCATTGGCATTCCCCAAGTTAATGACTCGTCCAAAGATCAGATCCTCTTTCTTGGTTGGCTTCTTAGGTACCACCCACTCAGCCTTAAAGCCCTGCCAGCCACGATCTACACACTCGTTTAAGGCTTCCTCCAGCGTGTAGCCAGCAAGCTCTGCCTCTGTGCGTATCCTGTGGATAACTCTATCTGTGACGATGGCTTTTTTCTGCTTACGGTGGGCTAGGAAGTCATCCCAACACCCTTGTGATACGTCGTCTGGTTTCATTTGCACCTCCTGACGTAATCGTAAAGAGGTTTTGCAGTGTTGTGTGAAAAAGTTTTCTATTGATTTGTCTGACTCGTTAGCTTTTATCTAACAGTCATTCCTTCAGACATAGTTCCCCCAGGGTGGTAGCCCCCAGCGTAGCTGGTCTGGCTTCCTCCTCCTCCGCTGCTGTCATCCGTGTGACAGAGTCAAGGTTCGCTGGACGCTGCGATTCATCGATACTAGGTTGGTCCCACCTCTGTCCCTAGTACCTTCTCCAGTCCCTCGCAGACAGGCTGGTCGGCTCGCAATCTGGGTGTCTGATTGGCCGGTGTTTTCTACCTCGCAGCCCATGCAGGCTCTTGCTATCGGGAGGTGTCCGGCTGGTGTGAAGGCGTAAAAAAACCGTCTAGGCTGACCCCGGTGGAAGAACCTCAGTTTGCGGCTAAGGCTACCCCTCGCGGGGTCGGAGTCAGGCTAGACGGTTCTGTTAGCTTCCACACCAACAGAACATAGTCTATCTAAAAACAGTTCGTGTTGCAATTCGCTCCGTAACAGCACGTTGTACAAGTGACATACCTACCGTTCACAAAGTAAGTGTGAGTGCTACAGGCAGCGTAGACAGCAGCAGAACAGAGCATCAAGCCAGCAAAAATCAACTTCTTCATGTCAATCCCCTTGTGAAAAATTACCGAACCAAATAAATCACGCCCTCGCTAACCCGTGAAAGTGCCGGGAAAAATTGACATTCCCCGGATTCCCCGAAATCCCCGGATTCCAGTGCGGGGAAAACGTCTCAAAACTAACCTTTTCCCCTCATCTCTTTGCATATCTCTAAATCATTTCGCCTTCAACCTCCCTGACTCACACAGAGCAATCAATGTGTTGCGAAACGCAGCCTCCCACTCGTCCACCCGTTCCTCTGCTGTCATCTTCGCTCCTTGGTCAATTGCAAAATGGCAGGTCTGGCAGAGCGCAGCAACGAAACAATCGTGCGCCTTCATCCCCATCCCCTTGCCATACTTCCCCCAATTGGCATGAGCAGCTTGCGTCTGACCCGACATACCGCACCGCTGGCAGTCCAGACTTGCTACCGCTTTGAGCCACGCTTTGTCGCGTACCACTTTAGGATCTCCTTTGCTAGTTCTTCCCTGCCTGCTGCACCCCTTGCCTTCTCGACACGCTCCATGTACTCCGTCCGTCTAGGCTTTGTCCAAGACAACACAGTCTGCGCTTCGCAATAAAGCGTGTAAGCCTTACTCTGCAAGCCCACTACGGTGCCATCAGGGAGAGTGACGAGTCTTGCGTTGTCGTGTCGCTGGTTGCACGCAAAACAGACATCTCGTCCGTCATCTGTAGACCGTGATTCGTCGCCCATGCCAGCACCTGTTCAACATAGTCCGAAAACTGCGCCTTCGTCAGCCCCGTTGTCGTCGGCTCTGCCTCCATCACCTGCCCGTTGGGTAGCTCGATCATCCTTCCCGGCAAATATCGAGTCTTAAAATAAGCGTGCCAAACGTCTGGATCGTGCGCCTGATTCTGCGGACGTATCTGCTCGCTGATCGCTGCTAACGTGGCCCAATAAAACGAGTTCTGTGCGCTTGTTCTGTTAGGCGGCTCTATTCGTACCACCCAGCCCTGCCGAGCGTTCTTAACGGCTTCTACAGCCCTCTGTCGGGCAGTGTCGTGCGCGAGAGTGAAGATCACAGTTCCACCTCCTTCAACTGCCAGCGGTTTTTCTCCTTGAACCACCCATGCAGGACGATCCTCCAACCTGATCGAATCATCTCAGGGTAAGCCTCGGACTCCTCGACCTTGTGTCTCCTGGTTGATAGGTGGGGTTTGCTCGTTACCTGTACAGCAACCGTCTCGCCGTTGCCGATGCACAGCAGATCGATGCAACCCCAGAGGTCATGCTTGCGCCTCGTGAACGAGTTGTAGTGCTCGACAGTGGCGACCATGTAGCCCAAGTCGCGGAGGTGGGCAGTTGATCTAGCTGTTAGCGACATACTCGACCTGCACGATTTCGATTGCTTTGTACTGCGGACAGAGATCGCCCAGCTTGATTACACCGCCCGTCATGTCCTGGATCTGCAATGCTCTCTTGAGTGGAACCCCATTCTTCTTCCAAATGTTCATTGCCTGCCGACTGATCCCTAGCTCCTCGCACAGCTTGCCCTTCGACCCTACTAGCGCGGCTGCGAGGTTGATTGCTTGCTCGACTGTCATACACCCTCTAATTGTAAAAGTTGTAAAAAATGGAATGTTCGCGTTGACAACAAGATGCACTCTACTTTAATATTCTTTCACGGTCAACAACAACAACCGAGGACAACATGAGCGACTTCGACCTGCATTGGATTCGTGAAGACAACTACAACGATGAACTTGAGCGTCAACAAGAGTGGGAGAGCGACGAGATTGCCTGCTGGCTTGACTCAGCGGCAGCCAAGGAAATCCTCTGGGTCTGGGTAGACCTCGACCGCGATACCGACATCACCACCGACAAAGTAATCGAAATGCTCTGGAACGGTGAAAATGCGAAAGCATGGCTCAAGCAGCGGGTGCAGGAACTCGCAGAAAAGCAATACGACACCTGGAAGCACTCCTCCAAGCTTGCCTATAAGGTGGCGAAATGAAACAGCTGCTTATCGTCATCGCCGGAGTCGTGCTCGGCATCACAGCAGTCGATTGGAGTATCGGTTCAACCTCAACCATCGGAGACCTTGTTTGGCAACTAATCTCACGGATCTAGACTTTAAGTGGATTCCAGGCGTCGCTACGGATGTGCAAGCAACGTGGCGACGATTCGGGTGGGTTCCACCCAGCGAGCAACAACAATACCTAACCAAGTGGCAACGTTACAAAGGGTCGAGCAATGAAACAGATAGCATCAGCGTTAGTGAAAGCACAAAAGGCATTCGGGCCAGCACTAAAGTCCTCCAGCAACCCGCACTTCAGAAGTCGTTACGCTGACCTCGCAGCTTGCGTCGAGGCTGTCATTGACGGGCTGAACGCAAACGGGATCATGCTCATGCAGCAGACGCACGAGTGCCAGGACGGGGTGATCGTAGAGACCGTGTTCGTGCATGAGTCCGGTGAAACAATGTCAGCCGGTAAACTCCATGTCCCCGCTGCAAAGCAAGACCCGCAGGGATACGGTTCAGCACTGACCTACGCCCGTCGCTACAGCCTGATGGCAGCCTGCGGAATCGCACCGGAGGATGACGACGGTAACGCAGCATCTAAGAAGCTAGACCCCGCCCCGTATCTCAAGCAAGTAGCGCAGGCTGAGAACCTAGACGGACTCAAGACCGTGTTTGCCCACGCTTACAAAGCCTTGAAAGACACTGAGTTCATGCAGCAACTCGAAGCAACAAAGAACCAGCGCAAAACACAACTGATGGAGGTGAAGTGATGCAACCCGCAATCCTTTTGAATGACCAGCAACGTGCCATGCTCCGCGCAGCCGCTAGGGTCGGACGCGATTATCAACACGACAACAAAAACCTAGAAATCGCCATCGCTCAGATCAAGAGCATCAACCCTGGTGCGTTCTACACACCGGAGACACTGATTTTGCGTAAGTTCTGGCACGCTCCCAAGTTCCCCATCCCCCATCAATATGCAGCGGTGATCGCATGAACTCACACATTCATGAAGTGAAGTCCGTTGAGATCCGCCAAATTGAAACACAGGAAATCTCAACCGGCCTATACTCGACACGGAAAATTATTATCCAAGCAGAAAATGGGCTTGAGTTTGAACTGGTCCTGTTTGCAGCGTTGCGACAGCATTTGGAGATAACGCTATGAATTGGCCTGGACTTGCAAGGTCTACAGACCCAGAGACCAGTCACGAGGCTGCAAAACTGATTGATGCCAGCAGAATCGAGTGGATCATACTGGATGAATTCCGCAAGGCCCGAAAGGGTCTTACTGCCGAAGAACTGTCGCGCCGAATTCCTGGAATACCGCTTAACACATTAACTCCTCGCCTAGCACCACTACTGCGTCGCGGACTTCTGATAAACGCTTTTGAACGCAGGAAAGCCAGTTCTGGGCGCTATCAGCGGGTTCTACAACATTTCCAACAAGAAGACCTGACGCACGTTATGTTTGGCATCACACCAAACGAAACACCGTTTGTTGCTAGTAAAAAGAGGAAACCCTGATGGATCTTCAACGGACAACTGAGTGGTACGCAGACAGGCTCGGTCATGCTACCGGATCTCGTGCAAGCGACATCCTCGCTGGTAAGGACACGATGGCTAGGAAAGGTTATCTGACTCAGATAGTCACGGAGCGACTGACTGGTCGAGCACAGGACTCGTTCGTCAACGTTGATATGCAGCGCGGGATAGATGTCGAGCCTCTAGCGAAGGCAGCGTATCAGGCAAGTCATGAGTTGACGGATGATGTTGGGTTCGTAACGCACCCGCTCATTCGTTGGTTTGGTGCCAGCCCTGATGCTCTTGTTGGGTCTGACGGTCTGGTCGAAATCAAGTGCCCTCGGTCAACCACTCACCTGGACTACATCCAGTCAGGCAAGCCACCGGCAAAGTACGTCCCGCAGATGATGGCTCAGTTGTCCTGCACTCAACGGAAGTGGGTGGACTTCGTATCGTTTGATGACAGGTTCCCAGAGCATCTACAGTTGTTCGTTGTACGGTTCCAACCAACACAGGAGGACATCGACAAGTTCGAGATCAGAGTCAAAGAATTCCTAACCGAAGCACAACACCTCATGGAGAAACTATGCCCATCGCATACGAAGTAATCGCAACCACCGGAACCTACACCAACAAGCAGGGAGAGGAAAAAAAGCGCTGGCAGAAGATCGGCGTCGTCATGCAAGGCCCGAAAGGTCTGACGCTGAAGATGGAGTCCGTCCCGGTCGGCTGGGATGGCTGGGCAACGTTGGCGGAACCGAAAGCGCGAGACGATAGCCCACCGTTTTAGATCATACTGAGCGCATGGGAGCGGACTTCTTCCACCCTCCGTTCCCATCCTTTCCCGAACACATCCCAAGTCTTGAGTTCCTTCAGGAACGCGAGACGCTTGTCGCAGTACATATTCACAAGATCAGCAGGTGACATCGCCTGTGCTACACGCAGCGTCATCGGCCCGATAACACCGTCTGGTTGGACTCCTACGCACTCCTGAAGCCACTTGGATGCTCGACCTGTCCCACTGTTAACGGATGCGTCAAACACGCAATAATCTACTCCCGCGGGAAGATCATCACCTTTGACACGCTGCCAGTATTTTTCCTCGTATAGCGGAGCAACCATCTCTGGCGTTAGCTCGCGCATCTGCTTTTCGTCTACGTCGTGCTTGACCCATTCCTCCCAGACTCGCTGGGTAACACCAAGATTGGTGCGGCCTCCAGGATCTGCCGGATGCGAAACATAACCCCCTTCCGACTCCAGAACGTGCTCCAGTGCGTCTTGCCAAGTTTCTTTCATTTCTTCATCAAGTCCTTAGTTTGACTGCTGTTGGAAGATCCCAGCCAGAAGTTGTACACGCTCGCGGTTTCCCTAGCCAGCACACCTAGCAGAAGCATCATGACATCTGAGCCTGTCAGCGTCATGTAGCCCAATGCCGACCCTACAAGCAAACCGAAAAAGCCAGCAACGGTGACGATAGATAGCACAGCAGGGATGCGGCTCCGAGTGGCTACCTGCATCTCTCGAGCGGACTTTGTGTTCTCAACGTTTAACTCAAACAGTTTTGTCTGCTGAGCCATCTTTGCGAGTTCACCGTCCTGCTCTAGCTTTGCCAGTTCTTGTTTGGCAGCTTCGGCAGCAGCAGGGTCAGGCAAGACCCTATCGAGAATCTTGCCGCCAATCTCAAGCAGTGGGCCTAGTGGAAGCATCGTCGTCCCCTTTCTTGGTCAACATATTGGCTGCGGCATAGGCACCTTTGCGACCGACCAGACCGCCAACAGCACCGATGGCTAGCAGCATGATGTCTTTGAGTATGCCGATCAACTGTGTATCAGGCAGAGCGAGATAATCGCCCAGATCCGCACCTCGATTTCTTCCGTCGTCATTCTCATTGACTGATCCCCGCTAGCGTAATCATTAAGACAGAGACAAACGACACCAAGACAGCAAGAACATAAATCATTTAGGCCAGCGATCCACAATAAACATGATGATGTGGAACATGATGATGCAGCCGATCCCCACCACTACAGCAACGAGCGCGGCATCTGACGTAGTTTTGATGAACTTCTTCCTGCGTCTAATCTGTTCGTAAATCATCTTTTCTCGCTGCTCTTTGATGCGCCGCCGCATTTGCACAAACTCAACGTATCCATCCCGACCAAGATGCTGCAAGGCTCCGTAGTGAAACCAGTGGTAGAGCGTTTTCTCCATCTCCTTGATCTTGACTTGAGCAGCGTATGCGTCAAACGCTTCAGCAGTCGCAGACTTGGCAAACACCAGCTTCTTGAACAGCGGAGGCTTTGTGTTCTCCTGCCCGCTCATCCATTCCTGGAGATCGGATACCGCGCCTGCCCACTTGCCTAGCTGACCGAACACATCCTCGGCCTCGCGTCCAAGCTCAACCGCTTTCTTCAGTCCGTTAAAGACAGCGGTTGCGGTCGCCAGAAGGGTAACTGGATCAAGCATCTCATGCTTTTAGAACTAAGCCCAACAACAACACGATAATGAAACCGGCAGTGCCGATTAAAATCTGCTCGATGCGCTTGAGTCGAGCGTTGATCCCATCGTACCGGACAGCGCACACTTCTTCGTGCGTCATCAGTTTTGCCTCAACTTCGTTTGCGGTTGTCATGTCTTGATGATGAAGTAAACACCCAGGTAGGGCGGGAGGTTGGCGTTTGTACCAGATGATCCTGTTGAATCTGTCGTGAACGCATGAGTGTGATCTGAAATCGCCATCGTTGCTGTTGTGAACGATCCAGTTCCCGCCGCGCCTTGACTCCGACTCGGTTGAGCACCTGACAACGAAAATGCTCCGCTTGCAGACTGAAAGTCGCCAAAGTCGCCAACACCAGTCACAAGCGTGCCGCTCGCAGATCCCGCTGCTCCGGTTGTTCCGGTATGAGTGTGTGCCACGGTGATAGCATTCGCGCTACCACCCGTCGAGTTAGCACTGTACGTCGTCCCAGCCCCGACAGGAAAGCGATCACGGAAGTCTGGCAGGGTGAACGTAGTAGACCCGTCACCCGCACCGAACGCAGTGCCAATGACTGCAAACAGCGCGGAGTAGGTCGAGCGCGACACCGCAGACCCGTTGCACAGCAGATAACCCGTCGGAGCACTGGCAGTCCCCCACATCAACATCCCGCCGGTAGGAACGTAGGTCGGAGCAGAGGATACCCAACCACTACCATCAGAGGTGAGGACGTTGCCAGACGTGCCGGGAGACGACAGCCCTGTGCCACCACCCAATGCAGACAGTTGGTTGGATGCCTGATTGCCAACCTGAAAGTCTTTCAACTGCGCCATTAACTCTCGGATAGCGTTGTTGATCGTCGCCGGAGGACAGTTCTCCGCGATATTGATCCCGTCAATCTCAGTGTTGTTGTCGGGATTGGTGTCGAACTCGCTGATTTTTACTTTTGCCATGTCACTGCCCCATCAATAAGCCGCTAGGCATTGCTGCACCACCAATACTGCCACCAATCTCACCGAACAGGAATGGACTTACAAGCCCTCTCCCTAGTGCAGCGGGAACCTCTGGAACACGTTTCCTGAGAATGTCAGACAATGTTTGTTGTTGCAGTTCTTTTGAGATTTTCTGCAATGCTTGAGGATCACGCTCCAACAGAATACGAGACAGTTCTGTAGCAGTTGATCGCATCTGAGCATCAGACAATGCACCCATATCTCTACGCATGGCTTGCATCAGCAAACCTGTCATGCTCAACCCTTGCGGGAGTTCTCTAGCTGCTTCCATCTTGATTTTCTGCGCGGCTTCCATCCGACCAGCGGTTTGCGATCCACCCAGCACCGTCTGACTGGTTGACTTCATTTGCAGTTCATCGCCCAAATTGCCAATGAACTTATCAAACGCTTTGTCACCAGCATCGCCAGTCGGGAAGGTCAGACGCATCATCCTGACAGTCTGCGGTTGCAACAATTTCTTAGCATCCGTCATCGTGCCTTGCAATACGGTTTCACCGACCTGTGCGCCACCGATACGGTCTAGCAGGTTTTGCATCGCTCCAAGTCGGAAAGCCTCTTTCTCAGATAGCGACATTTTACGCAGGTCAGACGCAAGCTCATCGTAATCGAGTCTCAGAAAGTCCCGACCTTGCTGCATAGCATCCATCGCAGCAGTGTCGTCGGCCCAATAGTTTCTTGCTCGCCCGTATGCAGGATTATTGCGATCAACCATGTTCAGCAAGCGTTGACGCACATCCTTCTGCCCTGCAAGCTCCGTCCTGCCAATGCCTGACGTTGGAGCCTTGCCAGTAAAGATAACGTCATCAAGACCCATCTTCAGGAAATGCAAGAATTCCGTGTTGATGCCTTTAACCTCATCACCTTTTGGAGTGACTAGTTTGCCATCAGGAGTGATCGTTACCTTTGGAAGCGGAATCCCACGATCCGCAGCGATCCTTGCTGCCCGCTCATACGCTGCTTGTGCGGACGGGGTTTTCAGAATTGAGGTAAGTTCAGTATTGACTGGGATATCTACTCTGAACGCTCGATCATAAAGTTTGCTGCCAAGATCGCCACGAGCAGTCTTGAGCGCATTGAACTCATCGAAAAACGATGCGCGGCTTCCAAACGCTTCCTGAATGTCGCTGGTCAACCGTGACAGCATTCCTTTATCACGATCACGCAAGAATGCGTCAGCCTCTTTCTTGCCAGGACTCGGGATCTGATAAGCAGCGTCTAGGTAAGCACGAGTATTAGGCCCAATATCAGCCAGCGTATAGGGCTTGCCAGTGCGTTGCATAATGAGCGCAATCGCTTGGTCGATGTCGCCAACATCAGCAGTGATTGCCTCTTTCAGCATCTGACGAGCAGACTCAACTCCTGCACGTTCTGGAGGCTTAAACATGGCATCTACCATGCTCCGGTAGCCTTTACCGACTACTCGACCAGCAACCCCACCAACTCCTGCACCGACACCTCCCAATGGAGCGCCAATCGCTGCACCGGTTGCTCGTTCCTGTATACCACCTTCAGCTTGCCCTGCGCCAGAAATCGCCCCTGTAACAGTACCAAGGCCAATCATTCGCGGGATGGTGGTGGTTGGCATCAGCACACCAGGAACAACAGCACCACCTAGTTCTGATGCAATTGCCCTAACCGGATATTTTTCTCCGTATTGCTGCAATCCAAATCGCTCAATTGCTGCCCCGGTTTGTGCCGGAGTCAATGGAGGCATTTCAGGACCACCGATTATTGACTGTCTTGCTTGCTCGAAACCTTTAAGTTCTTCCGATAACTGCCCAGGGACCGGAGACAAGTACGAACGAATCGTGCCTATTGCCTCGTCTGACAGGTTCATCGACAAACCTTGCATAAACGAACCAATGCCGCCCGTAGCGACACCGCTTTGCAGCATATCAAGAATTTGTTGGCCTTTCGGTGTTAATTTCTCGCCTCTATCTGAGACAGTCAACAAACTTTCTTGCAGTGCTTGTAGACGTTGCGTTGGCGTCATGATTACTCCGTAAGTCCAGCAGCACGAGCAGCAGCGTTAGCAGAATTAACAGGCTGTCTAGGCTGAGTCCCCAATCCAATCGTCGGATATACATCAATGAACTGCCTAGATTCTTCTGGCAATGATCTGCGAAGAATTTCACGATTTTGATTGTAAGATTGGATCGTAAATTTAGCAGTACGCTCCATCGCATTCAGCAATGTCTTGACCTCTCCCGCTGTCATTGTTGCCAAGTTCCCAGCAGCAGCACGAGCGATCAAGGCTCGCTCACCTTCAGTGATAGCGCCTTGATTTCGCATCAGTTGTGCGGCTTCCAACTCAAGTCGAGCCAACCCTTGCATTGCTTCAGCGGTTCTGTTAAGCGTGTCTTGCGTCGATTGACCAGTCACCCCCAGCGTGCTTGCGAGCCTTGCAACGATAGCGGTTTGCTGGCTCAACGGTCCTGCCATAACACCCTGATCTAGCGCAGGACGAATATTAGAAATCGTTTGCAGCGTTTGAGAGGCAGCGGTAGCGTTGTTCAGTGATGCGTTTGCACGTTCAATCGCACCTTTTACAATCTCCCCTGCTGCAAGCCCAGACGTTTTTTCAATAATTGTCTGGGCACCAGCCTTCTTCATGTCTTGTTCATACTGTTCGTATGACTTCGGAGTCCTGCCAGCCGCTTGCTCTTGTCTTACATAGTATTCATACGATGCAATCGGAGTGACTGGCTTTGCAACCGACTCAACCATCTTTGCCAATGATTCAGCACGCTGCCCCGCTGTTGCTTCGTCAATCGCACCAGACTGATAAGCACGCGAATACTGTTGAGCAGCACTGCGAATAGAAGCAGGGACGTTTTCGCCCATAAATGCAAGGAACGGATCAGCACCCATTGCCATCCCACCCAGCACGCCACCTTTCCGCAACTCAGGCAAAATCTTGGAAATACTTGCCAATGAAGCCAAAGGATCAGGAGAAATAGCTGCCATCATTGACAGCTTTTCTGGGCTGATTGAGATCCTCTGAGACTCCAACGGTACCGGACCTTCCTCTCCCGCCAATGCCCCGCGCTCTGTCGTCGTTTGAAACACTTGCGGGAACAACTGACGCATCTGCGCCTGTTGTTGCAACGTCCTCTGCTGCTCTGCCAGCTTCTGAGCGATCTGCTGCTCTTGCAGACGTTGGGCGTAGACGTTCTGAGCCATCTGCTGACCAGTTGACAACCCCTGTGCGATACCCGCTCCAAGGCTTGTACGAGTAGTAGACGGTGCAGCGGCTTGCAACAGGCCCATGCCGATGCCTAGCAACCCCTGTCGCTGGGCTTGCTGTTGTAGCAGGTTGGCTTGCTCCTGACCTAGTAGACCAGGGAAGTAGGACGGTGCTTGCGGGAACAACTGAGCGAGAATTTCATCCATGTTCACAACAGCGAAAGTCGCCGCCTCTCTACAAGTTTAGGTTCCAACAAACTAGCAAGACCACTGTAGTTGACTGCCTGCGGCTGTCCTCTGCGGATTCCACCGGGAGATGGCATCTGTGCTTTTGGTTGCGCTTGCCTCAACAACCCAGACGATGCTGACATCATGTTTGACATCCCACCTCCACGCATAAACGCATCTTTTGCTTGCGCCTTTGCCAGTTCTTTTCCTGCCGCTTCCTCGTATCCGATAACGTCCCCGAGTGGGCTGAACATGGCCGAACCAGGAAGGTTGCCAGCCTCGATTGCCGCCTGTTGACTCGGGCTGATGAGGTTCATGAAACCGAGATCAGTGGCTCCGCTTTGCACAGGATAAAACTCAGGCATTAACGCAGGAGTGATAGGCACCTGTCCTGTAGCTTGCGCCTGCGTGATGTAGTCCGACAGAACCGGAGCAACGTCCGGCCTTGCAAGCGCACCTAGCTCGCTGGCACCTAGCGCAGCTTCACCCGCAGCAGCACCACCTGCGGCACCAGCACCTGTTAACGCACTGTAGCCAGCACCACCTAGACCACCCAGCGCA